GTGGTCGTGGCGCCCACGGTCTTGCGGACAGCCTCGGTCGCATAGATGAACTCCCCCGAGGCCGGGATCATCGTCACCGCTTTCACCAGCCCCTCGGCCGTATCGGGATCCGCGAGTGGCCGGAATACCTCTAACGACAGCTGCGGCAGGCGGTTGCCGTAAGTCGAGAGCGCCAGTTCCTCGAAGACGACATAGGCGGTGCCGCGATAGGCGGGCGTGTTGGCGGCCCCCATATTCGCAGCGATGAACGGATCGGCCGCTTGCGCCTCGTTGCCGGGATACCAGCGCCAGGTGATGCCGGTCATGTCGAGCGGCTTGCCGTCGGCCCAGATGCGGCCGATGCCCGTGATCGGGCCTTCGCACAGGGCGACCGCGAAGCTGGCGTAGTACAGATACTCGGTGGTCTGCACCCGGCCGCCGCCACCGCCCTTGCCGCCGCCCTGCGTCGTGGTCTTCGTCTCCTCACGGAAGTCGGTCTCCCAGATGATGTTGCCGCCGATGCGCATGCGGCCGTAGAGGCGCGGGATGATGGCGCCTTCGGTGGCCGAGGTGATCCGCAGGCTGTCGAGGCGCTGGCCCTCGATTTTTTGCGCGGGCGCGAGCGAGGACACGATCCAGCTGTCGACCACCGACCCGATGGTGGAGCCGATGAAGCCACCGATCGCGGCGCCGGAAAAGCCGAGTATCGCACCACCGAATGCCCCGCCGATGGTGGAACCGACGGCACCGAGGACAAGGGTGGCCATGGGGAAATCTCAGCGTGCAGGGAACAGGAAGGCGAAGGCGATGCGGCGTCGCCAGGCGGTCGTGAGTGGTTCCTCGATCACGCCGAGGCGTTCACAGGCGTGAAGGAAAGCGTCAGGACCGGTCAGGATGCCGACATGCTTTGCGATGGCGCGGGGCATCAACCGGAACAGGATCAGCGCACCGGGCGGGGCGTCGGCCGGTGCGATCTCTGGCATCATCGCCCGCGCGTCGTCAGCAAGCACCTCCCTTGGCCCCGTCTCGCCCCAATCCCGGCTGTAGGGCGGGATCGGGAACGGTTCTGGACCGACGACTTCGCGCCAGACGCCGCGCGAGGCCGAGGCAATCGCAGCCGACCCCGCGCAGGCTGGCCTGGTCGTGATAGGGCGTGCCAAGCCAGGATCGGGCAACGGCGATGACAAGGGCGGGATCAGCGGTCCGGTGTGATAGGGTCACAGCACCGCCCCCTCGTGGCCGCCATCCTTGGTGGCATAGCGCAGCACGGCGTCCTGCCCCGGAATGTGCGGGACCCCTCGGAAGTTGGCGACATTGGCGAACTTCGTCCCGCAGGTCGCGATCCGCTTGTCGCAGCCCGCTCCGACGATGAAGGTGTCTGTCGCCATGATCAGGCGCACCGGTGCTTCCAGCAGGGTCAGGATCGCGACCCCGTCGACGAGGTCATGCGACAGCACCTCGACCCGCCGCCCGGCGTTCGCGCCGCTGGTCCACTCGACCAGCCCGAAGGCAAACCAGCCCGCGGCGAAGGGGCCGAGGCCGGAAGCGGTGATGGCCCGGTCCCGCAACACGTCGATCACCGCCCCGGTGCCCTTGAAGGCCGGGGCATCGGTGTTCACGCCGCAGCGCGCATCGCCCAGCGCGGCGTCGCAACTCGCCTGAAACGTCCGCCCCACTGTCTGGCCAAGGATGTGCACCAGCGACCGGACCTCGGCGACGAAGGCGAGCCGCCCGCGCCGGATCTGGCCGATGGCACCGCGGCGCAAGAGCACGCGCTGCGCGGGGCTGGCCCAGTTCACCCGCCAGACCTCTACCGCCGCATTGTCCCAGCGGCCGTCGAGGATATCGCTCTCGGTGATCCGGTCGGAGGACAGCACGCCTTGGGCATCCTGCGCATCGACGGACAAATCGGACCCAGACCGCACCTCGGAGGCCGTCAGACCGCTTTCTGGCTCGAACTCGGTCCCGTCGAACGCCAGCGTTCGGTCATGGTCCGTGAAGCCGAAGGTCACGCCGTCCGCCCGGGTGATCCGCCAGCACCAGGACAGGGTGGTGGTACCGTCGTCGAGATGCGCCTGCAGCGCCGGGTTCAGGGTCTTCATGTGCGGATTTCCACGAGTGGGATCGAGGTGATCGACCCGAGGCGTTCGAAGTCGAGGGTGACATCGAGGGCGTCGGTGTCGAAGCGAACAGGGACGTCGAATTCGAAGCCTGCGGTGATGGCCACGCCCGCGGCGGGAGCCGTGACGAATGTGACGAGACCGGTGGTCGTGGAAACCGACCAGCCGGAGGCATGGGGCGTGCCGTTCAGGGCGATGGTCACGGTTCCTGCGACAGGTTTGGTGATGGCCCGCGACCGAGACTGCGCGCCGGAGGTGTAGCGCTTGGTCAGCTGAAACAGGGTGGCTGCCCCATTGCCGGTGCCGATGGGCTGGTTGGTAGGGCCCGGCGTCTGCGACGGCAGGCAGGACTTGAAGTCGGCCCAGTCCTTGAAGCGGAAGCCATGAAGGCGGCCATTCCGGGCCTCGAAGAAGGCGACGACCGTCGCCAGATCGTCGGCACGGCGGATGCCGTAGGCAACATCATAGCGGCGGCGCGAGTTGGCCCAGCTGGCGTTGCGCTCCTCGGCCCCGCTCGCCAGTTCGACGATCTGCGTGCGCCGCTCCGGGCCGCCGCGCGCTCCGCGGCTGATGCTGTCCGGAAACCGGACCTCATGGAATGCCATCAAGTTTCTCCATCGTTCGTGCTCTGGCGCCCGCAACCGGTGCCCACTTGCGGGGTCGCACTCACATCCCCCTCCGACCCAGCGAGACTGCCCGGGCGATGTCGCTGGCGACCTGCGTGCGGGACTGGCGGAAGCTCTCGGCGTCGCGGGCGTTGATAATGACATTGACGGTCGAGTCGCCCGCCTGGCCGTAGCCCGAGGCTTCCCGGCGCGACAGCACACGCTCTCCGCGTTGCAGGATGGCAGGCACCTCGTCGGGCCGCAGACCGGCCCAGCCGCAGTTGTGCATGCGCGGGGCATGGGCGAAGGCCAGCGCAGGGACCATCCTGCCGAGACCGGTTGCACCGACCAACACGCCCGCATACAGGATGTTCGCGAAAATCCCACCCGCGCCGCCCAGCGCGCCGGAGAGTGCATTGGCGATGGGGCCGAGGATGAAACGACGGGCGGCGAGCTTCGCCAGATCGGCGATCATCGATGTGACCAGGTCGCGGAAGTCGAGCTTGCCGGTCTTCACGAAGTCGCCGATGGCGTTCTCGGCGCTCTGGAAGGCCCCGACCAGAGCGCTGCCAATGTCCCCGCCGATGTCGCGCGCTTTGGCGGCGTAGTCGGCGAGCGCGGCCGTGACGGCCTGCCAGCCGGTCAGGGCCGTGTCCGCGCCTTCGGCCGCAGCAGCCCCGGCGTCGTGTGCTGCGCCACCAGCGCCGTCGGCAGCGGTGGCCGTGTTGTTCAGCCCGGCCGTGAGAGCATCGGCAGAAGTGGCTGCATCGGCAAGTGTGGTCTCGGCTTCCGTCCCCGTGCCAGTCACGGCATCCTTCAGCGCCTGCCAGCTGGCAAGGAGCCGACCGGCGGCGTCGGCGAGCATACCTGCCGCTTCGCGATAGCCATCGGCCCGGGCGCGGGCATCGTCGGCCATCGCGCCGAGGCCGAGGTCGGGTGGCTCGAGATAGGTGCGTGACAGCGCGGCCGAGAAGGCATCCGCGGCGGCGGCACCGGCTGCGGTCGCGGCGCCCTCGAACGGATTTCCGATGCGGCCGAGTTCCACTGGATCAAGGATGCCGATCCGCACCCCGCCTTCGCCGGAGGCCCATTCGGGCAGCAGCGCGAGGGCTGCGTTCAGGGTCTCGATGAAGCTGTTGATGCGGGTGACGACGCCGTTCAGCATCGCCTCGACGCCGGAGATCAACCCGTTTGCAGCCTGGAAGGCGAAGTCGCCGATGGCACCAGGCAGGCTTCCCCAGATTGCCACCGCCGCGTCATAGGCCCCCTGGAAGATCGCCGCCGTCCGGTCGCCGAAGCTGACGACGCCTGCGATAGTGCTCTCCAGAGCAGAGAGACCGGCCGCCTTCAGCCCTTCCCACCCGGGCGCCATCCGCGCGAGGGCCGCGTCCAGCGACAGCCCGATACGGGACCAGACCTCGCGGGCCAGATCGCTGAGCAGGCGGAAGGCCTCGCCCACGCCGCCGACACGGGCGACCAGCTGCGAGAACTGGTAGACCAGTTCGCCCGCCCCGACGATCAGCGCCCCGATGCCGGTGCGGATCAGGGCGCCACGCAGGAAGACCAGCGCGGTGGCGAGGCCGCGCACCGATAGGGCCGCCGCCGCCATGCCCGCCACCCAGCGCCCGGCCATGACGGCCGCGAAGGTCGCGGCATAGAAGGCGAGACGCCCGAGATTGCCGATCAGCCCGTCGATGGCCGAACGGAGGATGCCGCCATCGGAGGCGAGCGCCACGAAGGTATTGGCCAGCGCCTCGATGGTCGGTGCGACGGCGACGGCGATCCGGTTGCGCAACCCGTCGAACACCAGTGACACCGTGCCCAGCGCCAGTTGCGTGCGGCGCAGGGCTTCGAGGGCATCACTGTCCAAAACCGCGCCAAGGTCCGCGGCCTGCTCGCCCAGCCGCGTCATCTCCGCCCCGCCGTTGCGCAGGAGCGGCAGCAGGCGCGTGGCGTCCGAGGCCATGGCCTCCAGATAGAAGTTCATTTCCTGCTGGCTGAGACCCGCGCGTTCGAGAGTGTCGACATAGAGTTGCAAAGCCTCCGGCCCTGACAGACGTGCGAATTGGTCGGCCGTCACGCCCACGCGCGGCGCGACATTCTCGAAGAAATCCGCCATCGGCCCGCCGCCGGTCTGCAGGAAATCACCGACCCGGTCGTTCACGTCCTTCAGGATATCGGCCAGCTTCTCCTGCTCGATGCCAACCGTCCGCGCCCCGGCCGACCAGCGCTGCAGGGCTTCCGGCATCGCATTGGCGACCTGCGCGAACTGCCGGATCTGAGCAGCACTCTTGGCCGTGGAGCGAACGATGAGACCGAGCGAAGCCGTGGCGGCGGCAGCAGCGGCACCAAGTGCAAGGCCGGCCCGGCGCGCAAATGCGGCCAGACGGGTGTTCGCCAGTTCCATTTCGCGCGACAGGCGGCCGAAACTGCGGGCTCCGGCCTCGCCGACGCCTTCCAGTTCGGCGCGCACGCGGCGTCCGCCCTCCGCCACAAGGCGGACGGAGACCTTCTCTTCGGCCATGGCAGCTTTCCTTGCATTTCCGCGCTTCTGTTCTTACGTTAGCGGCATCGATCATGGAGGCGTATGATCATGTCCGAGACCGCGACCCTGTCGTCCAAGTTCCAGATCTCGATCCCCAAGGCGATCCGGGCCGCCCAGCATTGGGAGGCCGGGCTGACCTTTGCCTTCATTCCAAAGGGCACGGGCGTCCTTCTGGTTCCGGTCCCGAAACGCGACGCCCTGAAAGGCCTCGCCCGTGGGGCTTCCGCCATCGATTACCGTGACCGGACAGACCGCATCTGATGCTGCTCGTCGACACATCCGCATGGATCGAATGGCTGATCGGCTCGGCCACCGGCGATCGGGTGGCAGAACACCTGCCGGATCAGGCCGACTGGCTGGTGCCGACCATCGTGCAACTCGAACTCGCCAAATGGCTGACCCGCGAGGTGGGCGAGGACAAGGCGGATCAGGTGATCGCTTTCACGCAGGTCTGCCAGGTCATCCCGCTCGATACCGAGATCGCTCTGGAGGCAGCTGAGGCTTACCGCACGCACAAGCTCGCGACGGCTGACGCCATCGTCTTCGCCACGGCCCGTGCGCGGGGGGCGACTCTTCTGGCGTGCGACGGGCATTTTGAAGGTCTGCCTGGCGTGACTCTGGTCCCTAAGGTCAAGGCCTGATCCCCGTTCCTTCGGCATTGGCCATCTGCTCGTTCAGTTTGCGGACCATCACCGCCTCGATCTCGGGCAGCAGTTCGGCGGCGATCAGGGGAGCGATGCCCAGCGCCTGCGCCAATGACAGCGCCGCGCCCATGTCCCATCCGATCACAGCCCCCGGCGCGATTCGGAGCTGGCCGCCAAGGCGCTGGGTCAGATCCCAGACCTGCCAGCCCTCGACCGTCTGCGGCCGGTTCAGTCTTGCGGAGCAGTCGGGGCAGGGGCCCGAGCAGGCCGCGCAGTAGCCATCGCCCCCGCCGAAGGACCAGTCGGCGAGCGCGCGGAGGCGTTTTTTCCCGCGTCCAGCATCAGGCCGCGGGCGACGTATTGAGCCTGGAAGGCTTCGAACACGGGCCAGATTTCCAGCAGGGCATCGATCCCGGCCGGGCTGACGGGCACGAGGTTGCCAGCCTCGTCGCCGACACCTTCCCATTCCAGCACCGCCCGGCGGGCGACGGCCTTGGCCATCGCGAGGGCCATGTCCTCCTGGCTGGAGGCTTCCGAAAGGCCGTCGATCAAGGGATCGGCGCGCGCAGAGACCATCAGCGCGGTGGTCAGGGGCGCCACAAGGACGCGCAAGCCGGGCAGCAGGTCCAGCCATTCGGGCCGGTTCGTGAGGTTCAGGCGGATCATGGTCAGTATCCCGTGACGGTGTTGACGAGGACGGCGGTGCACATGCGGGCGGGGCTGGTGGCCATGGCGGCCTGCCAGTCGAAAGTGGCCTGGATGCCCTGCGGACCCGGGAGCTCGATCCGCGGGACCGGCAGGTAGACGGCATGGGCGGTGAAGGTGAAGCTGGCAAAGGCCCCGAGGCTGTAGGCGAACTCGAGCTCGCAGGGCGTGCCGTCGATGGCTTGGGTGACGAGGGCGCTATCCGCGAAGCGCACCTCGATCTGGCCGGTCAGGGCGGCCATGCCGGGATCGGCGCCTTCGATCTTGCCGTCGTTGCGGATTGTCTCGATCCGGTCGAGGCCGTTGGCATAGGTGATCTCGGCCGAGACGACATTGCCCAAGCTGGTGCCGTTGCGCTTCATCACCCCGTTGAAATGGCCGAAGCGTTGCAGGCCCAGCGCGGTCGGGGTTCCCGCGGCCGTGGTGGCGGCGATGGCCTCACCCTGCGCGATCAGCCGGGCAGTCGCGGTCAGCAAGCCGGATCGGTTCATCTGCCACGAAAGCTGGCCCATTACGCAGCCTGCGTACATCGCGAACCGCGGCACCTCGGGCATGGCTACTTCGATGGCCATCGAGGGCAGCGTCCAGTTCCCCGATTGGAACGTGTGCGTCTTGGGCGTGGTGCCGGTCGTGGTGGGGCCACCAAAGGCCGCCTTCAGCCAGAAGCCGAAGGCCTCCACATCGATCGGCACCACCACCTCGCCATCGGCGGTGACGGCATCCTTGATGGGGGCCAGGGGATCGCGGCCGTAGCCGAGCAATTCCGAATTGAGCAGGGGCTGTTCCGCGCCCAGCGTGGTGCGCGCAAAGGGCATCAGCCGATAGCCGCTGGCGGGTGGGGTGCCGTAAACCGTCTCGAACGCAAGCGCCATCTGCGCCCGCGCGCCGTGTGCGCGTGCCATGGGGGTCTCCTTGGATGTTGGGGATGTCAGGCCAGGGGGCCGGTCGTGGTGTAATGCAGAACGACGGTGATCTCCGCCGCCTTCAGGGCCGCGGCGCCCTCGACGGGCAGGTCGACCGATGCCGGGGCCTCGGGTTCGACCCAGTCGCAGAGGCCGCCGAGCGTCCGGTCGGCCTCCAGCGCCGCGCCGATGGCGGTGATCAGGTCGTCGAAGGTGCTTGCCCGGCCGGTGCCTGCCTGGACGACGACCTCCAGCTCTGCCCGGTGCTGGTAGTGGTAGAGCAGAGGCGACAGCGTCACCTCCGGCTCGCCCGGCTGACCGTCGCGCAGGATGATCAGCCCGGTCGCCGGGATCCGCTCGGGCAGCACCTCGTCACGCAGGGTGAGGGCGGCAACCGGCTGCAGCCGCGCGTGCAGCGCGGCGAGGACGGCTTCGCGGGTGGTGGGCATACGCGATCTAAATCAAGCGCCAACGTGATGGATGGCGCCGACGGTGAAATCTGAATGGGGAACAGATAACAGCATCCCGTAACCCGTATCAAAGTAAGGAGGAGGAAAGAGAGAGCGGACGCCTACCATGCTCCCTGAGCCAAGCCACTTGAACGCGTCAGAGAGGTTGAATCGGATCACGCCGATAATCGCTTCTGAATAATCCATTATTCGGCCGCCCTGCTCGCCCTTTGCCCGAAAGAGCATTCCATGCTGAGAATGAGGCCGCAAGAAAATGGACGGGACCGTAACTCTCAGGTCGATAAGTTCGGTTTTGCGGCTCAACAGCATTCCGCGGCGAGGTTTTCCGCGTCTATCATCGTTGGCGGACAGCAGGATTATGTAGCAATAAGAATCTTCCGTGACTTTTCGTTGGTCAAAATGGAGAAATTCTTTGTGTTTCCCGACCGAGAAAGCTTGATGGGATGCGAACCAGAGCGCGACCCAAACATTGTCCACCACATCGATCCACGTTGTGTGAATTCCGTAATGCTGAAGCAGCGGCTCATGGGCGTAGTCCGGAAATCCCTCGAAAATTCGGCAGTTGGCTCGAAACAATTCCAGCGTGGAGTTAAGTGCTGCATGTCTGTTTGTTTGGGCGGCGTCACTCTTAATTCCGCGGTAAAGCGTTGGTGACAGACCATCATATAGCTTCGATTGGCCTCGCAAGAACACTCGCTCAAATGGTTGCGCTTTGAACTTTGCGTATCCAACGGCTTGAGTGAGCGCATGTGGACTCTCTACGTGCAACACATTCTTGCTTGACGCTTGATCAACCAAATAGCTTGCATCGCGAATAGTCACCTTCTCGAAAACGCTCATTGCGAACCCCACTATCGGTCAGATTTGTAAGGGCTAATCCATTTCGAAGCTCGCGTCGAGAGTCAGACCCACCCCGCCACGATCCTTCCCGGCACGGCGTCGATGGCCCGCTCGGCATCCCGCGCCAGATCGAGCCGTTTGCGCAGCTTGACCTGCGGCACCAATAGGAAGATCGGCACCGTCGTCAGCCCGCGGCCGGTCTTCGCGCGCGACGCCACCGCCCGGCCCTTGCTGTTCAACCGCCCCTCCGCCACCAGCAGGCTAGGGCCCCGGCGCCGGTAGATGAAGCGCAGGCGTAGCCCCGTGCGGCGTTCCCATTCGCCGAGGGTGATCCGGCCGCCGCGGGTGGATTTGCCTGCGGCCGGGGTGGGGATGGCCAGCCAGAACCCTTTGCGCGACCGGATCAGCGGCCCGGTGTCATGTGCGCCGACGATCACCGGGGCGTTGGACCAGATCAGCGCCGCGGCGTTCAGGCTCTCGCCGCCCTTGGGATAGGTGGCCAGCCGGATCGAGTTGCCGAGCCGGGTGCCGAGGCCAGCGCCGGTGATCTGGCCGTGCCAGGCGGATTTGAGGCCCGCGCCCGCCTCGCGCATGGCGGTGGTGACGGCCTTCTCGCCTGCGGCGATTTCGGCCTGCATCAGGGCTGCGAGGTCGGGGCTGATCTCAAGCTTCAGCTTCATGCAGGCCTCAGGTTCAGCGTCCAGATCAGCCGTTCCCGGTCGCGCAACGGTTCCCCCTGGATCACATGGCTGTCAGCACCGATGACGATCACGTCGCCCGGACGCGGGGCGGGCAGGTCCGCCACGCGCACGTCCACGACCGTCGTGTCGCTGACAAACCTCCCCGCGCCGAAGTCGGTCACGCGATCCGGGGCGCGGCGAATGATGCGGATCGGGCGTTCCTCGGACGTGGTGGCCGAGATCCAGAGAGCCGGGGCCGCCATGGAGGCATGGGTGAAGATGCGGTCCATGGCGGCAGCGAAGACGGACATGGGTGGGTCCGTCAGTTCGAGGTGTGCAGGCGGATCGCCAGTCGCGGCCGCTTGTTGACCGGCAGGATCGAAGCCTCGGTCATCACGTCGATCCAGCGGCCCTTCTCGTCGAGATGCTGGCGGGCGTAGACGGGCAGGCCGATGGTGTTGGCAGTTTCCAGCAGGTTCGC